TATCTTTAATGCCATACCTTTTAGCCACACTCCAAAACGACGAGTTATCTTCTTTAAATTTTCGTAGGTTTCGAGAACACACACCAAAATCGTATTTGCTCTTAAATAAACCTTTTACCTTCTTAACAAAAAATGTACCACTCTGTCCATCTAACTTCTCGGTAGCCACCCATTCGTTTTCGCTCTTTAAATAAAATGGTGCATTTTGAATTCTTGTTTCATCAGTCTTTGATATGAAACTCGGAAATCCTTTTGCTTGTTTCTTAGGTAATACTAATTTTCTAAACCAACCCATTCTCATCAAAAATTTAGGGTATCTCTTTTTAGCCTTATGTAAGTTCACATCTGTTTCACTGTCCATTGTTCCGGTGTATTGTGTTACGCCCATCAACTCCGTAACATCATCATTCACTTCATGTTTACCCTCCGGCAGCATACTCATTGGAAAGCAAATTCCTTGACTAATCACTCCAGCCATTTTCATTGTGCGAATTCTGAACTTTTTGCTTCTAAGAAATTCAAACTCTTCTTTCTCTGGTAATACTGAATCAATCTCACAATAGATACACTTGTCGCCAATTTGAAATTCATCTTTCTTTACAATCACCGACCAACCATCAATGGCTGCGAGTTCAATTCTATCCCTACCTTCTATTGGTAGAATATCTGTAACTGTTCTAATACTTGCTAATTTTCTACTCAAAATCATATCCTCACTTTCACACTTTGGCTTAAAGGGTAGTTGCCTACCCTTCATCCTCATCTAACATAGCCATCAATTCATCTACAGATTTGTTTTCAAGTGCTTCATCTTGTTTAGATGCAATAATTGACATAATTTTTTCTTTCTTCTCTTTTCGAGACTTAGCCTGTTTTGCATTTTCAATTTCTGCCAACTTGATGCTAACAATGTATTTCACAATTTCAATCATCATATCCAAGTCAGTGTCTTTTTCAGTTCTCACATCCAATAGGCTTTCCTCTTTAGTCTGCTTAACTTGTGCGTTTAACCCTTTAAAAATCACATCTAAATCTTTTACAGACAAATCCCATAAATCTTCTGCTGTAATTAGCCCTTTAAATGCAAATCTAAATTTCTTTTTTGATGCCACCTCAAATAATTTCCCTGTTTCAATACTCATAATGCACTTCCTCCTTAGAATTTAATTTTAATTGTTCTTTCTGTTTGCCCTTTTACTTTAACTACTAATTCATTTCTTTTTGTTGCCGAGAAGCCTAATCCTGATAGCTGGTCGTCTACTTCTTGTACAGCCATTCTGCCACCTAATGCTTCAAACACCCTCTTGTGGTCTGCTAATTCTTGTTTCAAAAATTCATTATAAAAACCATTTGGGTTCTCTGGATTCACGCAATCCTTCAACATAAAGAAGTAATGTTTGTGTCCAATACCCTCTTGTTCGTTCCAATAGTTAGGTGAATACATCATCACTGATACTGGTACGAATTGATTACTTGACAATCCCCACACTTCTCTTGAAGAAATATTTGACGGGAGTTTTTCTTTGATTGTAAATCCTGTTTCTTTACTGAACGTAACCTCTGTTACATGAACGTTCTCATTACTTCTTAATTCTTTATTGTATTCAAACGAATAGATTTGACCATCAAACTCTATTTCTGCTCTAAAACCACTACGTCCACCATTATGAGAATAATTATGGACAAAGAATTTATACACACCTTCTTCCATGTTATTGCGATTACTCCATGTAATATTCTCAACTGCGACTTCTCTTTCTGGATATTGAATGTCTACATCTAAAACACCAGAAGTCCTATAATTTGATTTACGAGCATAATAAATTTCATTCCCTTTAGGCTCAACACAATGAGCATCCAAATCATTTCTGTCTTTCTCAACATCATTCCATTGAATAGAAAATCTTAATTCACCTTCTACGTTTCCTCCAGCAGACTTAACTCTATCTCGCATATTACTGTCAGTGATATTACCTGAATAAGCCCAACCAAAATTATTATCCCATTTGAACATAGTCTTGCTATCTGATACTTCTGGTGCAATAAGGGATACCATATTTGAAGCATGTTTGTTCTCTAGCAAAACTTCAATTTCCTTAGTAGTAGATAAAATATCAGACACAAAATCCTCAACTGACACTTCTTCTACTTTAGAAAACTTCTTAGGATTAACAGCGACTTCACCCAGCATATCGTCAAAAACATCACCTCCAGCAATTCTATTTGCAGCATCCTTGTTTGAGAACAAGATATTATTCACTGTGATATCATCTAAAGTGGCGTATCTCCTTTTCAACGAGTCTAAATACCCTAATTCTTCAATGGTCTTCTTGGCATCTTCTAACATCTTCTTTGTGAAAATTGCCTTTGGTCTTTTGTAATTAGTTGGCGCTACAATAACCTCATATTTTTTAACCGCCGTATCTAAATCCATATCTTCACTAATGTTCACCAGTAATGTTCCTATACTATGATTTCTAATTCTTCCAATAACGGCACCAGCTTTAACAGATTGTTCCCATGCAAAATTATTCTTATCTGCTTCGTCAGTAAGTTTGTCATATTCTTTCTTGTATTGAAGAAACTCTTTCAAAGCATATTCCCACTCCTCACCTTTATATAATGATTTTTGAGCAATCAATTCCAATACAGTAAGAACACTATCTTCTGAAATTTCATCTAATGAACGCTTAAACACGTTCTTCGTATCACGGTATGAGCCTTGAATATCGCCACTAGACTTGCCACTATTATCAACAAATTTACTAGGTAGCTCCAAACAGAAATGTTCCCATCTGATAGTTTCTCCCTCGTATAATTCGTGATTGTGGTCTGTACCAATTTTCTTGAATTTACTTATGTAAATATTTGACACAGCTTTTGCTTTAATGTATTCTGACAGTGCCTTCAAGACTGGTTTGTAAGTATAGGTCTTTTCATCAATATTGAAATCCCAAATTGTATGTATTTGATTGTTCTTAATTACAACAGCATTGCCGATATTCTTGATAAATTGTCTACAACAACTACAATCATGTTCTCTTCTTTCTCTAAATATTTCATTAGTTCCCGTTGGAAAACTATCTAAATATAGATTCCACATTTCTTCCTTATCTACTTCTACTTCAAATAGATGCTCAATATCTTGCGTCATGTTTTTGAAGTTCTCTTGTAACTTTTCTTTTACATCAATAAATCCCATTTTCCTTTTCCTTTCTTTCTCTTGTTGATTTTTTAATTAAAACCCTTATAGAATTGCACTTCTGTATACTATATGTTAAACCCTTTTATCACACTCATAAGACTTATTGTATAATCCTCCAACGAATAGTCTGCTTGTTCATTACCATAGTTCATTAATTCAGCTAACTTTATAGCTTCCTCTAAACGATAATCCATCTTCACCCATAGTAATATATTCTCATATGTACAAGTGTTGCCATATGGTTTTTCTGCTTCGCTCCTAACAATATCATCCATATTATCTATTTCTGCTTGTGTTAAATAATTTAGCGTTTGTATGACCTTTTTTCTATATTGCATACTTTTCAACGTACTCCTTCGTCACAAATACATCAATGTCCAAACCACTATTGATAATTTCCTTTGTTCTTAGTACACCCATCCTCTGGTCATATGTTTCGCACAATGCGCATAGAAGAATGGTTTCATTAGCCTTTTCTTCAATCTTTTTCTTAAGTGATCGATGTTTTTTACCCAATGTCGATAATTTATCTCTTGTATTATCTGTTATATAAGCAGATGTATTTTCGACTGTTAATTTCAAACTATCTTCCAAATTCTTACATTCTATATAGTCATTTACATCAGCAAGCAATTTATTAATTTCACTAATAGTTTCATCGGCATTTTGGATCTCGTTTCTCATCGCACACACGACCTCGTTCAACTTAGACTTATTTTTCTGTTGCCATTTTTCTACAATTTCTTTTCCTGTTTTAGATTCGTTCATTTCTTCTTTCTCCTTTTCTTGTTTGTCTACATAGTGTATACGTTTCATTTCTTTTTCCAAATCTTTGGCAACTTTATCAATTCTCAACTCCAACAGAGTAATTATTTCAGCATTGGTAGCCTTTCTGAGAATACTTTTCGTTATGGTTAATTGAGGGTTTCTTTGTTTTACCCTGTCTTCACTGATAACCTCTGCTAATTGAAACATTTTATCTCCGTTGTTTTCTGGTGCGTACACCCAATCCCTAGATTTTGCGTCACATTCCAACCAGAAATGGTAATTCTTATAATTATCATATAGTTTGTTTTTGACTTGCATGACACCAACTTTTTTCATCATGGAACATCCTTTCTACAGTCAGTTGACTGATTGTTTTAATTTTGTTATAGTATAAATCTAACCATTTCTGGTTAGGTCTAATAACGCCTCATTCAGAGGTAACATTAGTCGTTCAAGGAGTATCGGGGAGAGCGCCAACTCTATGATCCGATACTTTTTAAATTATATAGCTAAGAGCACTTAGTCTAAGTCTCATCTTAGAAAGAACCTAAACACCAACTCTATAATATCTCTTTTCTTATTTCTAATACCATTCAATCCCTTTTCAATAATACCTGTGTGATTTTATGTATGTTCTTATCATAAATATAATATGTATCTAACTCATAACTTATTGAATGTGGAAAATAATGAATATGTGTGGAATTGCTAACATTCTTTTTTACTTTCCTTATGTTAATGGGTATAGTTTCACCATCTTCACCAATTTCAAACGCATCCACTAATGCGGTTTTAAATGTGGGAATAGCAAATGTCATTCCACACACACTCCAGATTTTACGCTCGCTTATCAGCATAAATAGCAGACACTGCTTTGAAACTTCAAAATATAAAATCTTATGTTGTTCCTCGTCCCACACTGGTCTTCTGCCAAATTCACTCATCATAACAATTACTCCTTTTGTATTTTATTATTTGCCAAAATATACTTTTTATTCTCAGAATTAAACTCCTATTTAAGGAGTCTAACTTTTCTATTTTGTTTGCTGTAGATAAGAATGGTGGTATTTCAAAAAATCCGTCATATTCCTAGCACCATAATAAGTATCTTCATACTCTTTAAAATATTTTACATATTTTGCATTTAGTTTGCGGTTGTCATCACTCTCTGTCGCCATTTTTCTAATATTTATACCATCAGATTCAAAAATTTCCATCATATGATTAAAATAACCACTCTTTTCTATATTTGGCTTTGCTAGGTTAGGATTATTCACTACCTTTCTAATGCCAGTCATCCATTTGGTAAACAAAATCCAAGCCCTCTTCTCGTCAAGTGCTTTGCTCGAAAAATTCCAAATAGAATCTGCGTATAATGAGGATATTAATTTTTTCTTGACACTCGTTGTAATTTCGGATACTTGAGATGTCTGTATTAACATATTAATTAACCCTTCAGAGACTTTTTTCGTTCCTCCATTACGAAGCTTTATAGTATTATTTTTTCTATCTATATCACATAATCGGAGATGGATTAAGTTTTCATATTTTTCTCCACTAATACCTTCATATATGCTTGCTATGAAACTAGCCCAGTAAACCCCATGCGAACTTTGCAGTAACATCAAAATCATCTTTTCATACATATTCTTAGATATATACGCCTCATTTTGCTTTTTAAAATACATAACTCTAAATGCATTGGTTTTTAAAGACACTAGTTGATTCTCTGGTATAATATCTTTAATCGTACACCACTCTAAATAATGAATCACATCAACTCTTAACGCTAATGCAATGTGTATCTTTGGCGCTGAATTTATTGTAAGAATTAATTCTTCTTGTGTAAAATAACACAAGTCTTGTTCTAATTCTTCTTCTCTTTTTGCAAAAAAAGCAAATGTATTCATTGCGCGGTCTTTATACTTAGCATATTTGATATAGTTGTTTTTTTGATTTATATTATACATATTTATACCACCATCCTATTCATACTTTTACAATTTTGATGATACATATTTTTTTGTGTTTTGTCAACTATTTTTTGTGGAAATATACTTTTTAATCGTATTATATAAGCAGTCTAAATTTAATTAATTCCAAACTGCACTTTTATTGCCATATTCACTTTTTCTTTAGCTGTGTTAGTCAGATACCCCATATTGCTCAAAACTCTATTCCTAGCTACTGGTCTAACACTTTCTCCAAGTAACATAGACCTCTTCGTTAGTCCTGCTTTTTTTCGCTCTAAGTCGTCTAATTTATAATGTGTTGGTAGTTGTGGTTTTTTCTGGCTACTTGTAATTGGCATAACATTTATCACTGGACTGAAAGCATTGCATTTATCATTCGATACTATTACACAAGGTTTAACTCCAAACTGTAAGTGAGGATTTCCTTTTACTTCAGGTAAATCAACCCATACTACAGAATGTTGTTGAATTTGTGTTTTTTTATCTTTTACTTTACTCATATAGTCTCCTCACTTCCTTTCTTTTAAATATATGTACATTATAACACATCTCCACAAAAAGTCAATTATTATTCGCAAAAATATACTTTTATATGTTTTTCAATACTCGTGGATAATATCGTCTATCTTTATGATATTCTTCTGCTCTCCTTACTTGTCCTAATACTTGTTGTAACTTATCAAATGCTCTCTTATTATTTTGGTCTTTTAGAAAATTAATAATAGGCTCATACTCCTCAACTCTGTCTTTGTAATATCTCCTATCTTGTTGTGTTGTTTTAATCTGTGTTGCAATTTTAGCTCTGTCTTTATAACCTGCCTCATCTAACTCCAACTGATGTAATAAATCTGATGTTCTCTTTTCTTCTATATTTACATTCTCATAACAGAATGTGTATTGGTCTTTTGCTCTCTGAACATAGTCCAAGAATGCTTTAATTTCACATGACCCTCTATCTACTCTTCTTCCCTTTGACATTATCTTTTCCTTTCATTGTTTTATACCCAACGAGGTATATTCTCAAGTTACCATATAAGCTGAATTCTACCGTGATTCAGCCCACTGATTATCTAAATAACAAAAGCCATACACAGCACCACCAATTAGCACTATCCAGAAAGACCAGAACATCACGATTCCCCAATTTGAGCTTTTGTTTTTAACTGTTTCTTCTATGTTACAGTCCTTATGAAATTCAGAACCATCTAAAATAGTATTATCACGTAATCTTGTGTATACAGTTCCAACATGAGTAGGTTTCGTTCCATAGTAAACATGTCTGAGGCGAAACCCTGCACTTACAGTATCTATGCGCCAAGAGGATGGGACTTTTATCTTCTCGATTGGGAATTCAACATCTAAAAATGTAATAAGAGTTGCTCTTTTACTTTCTGTTGCGATTACATCCCATGTCCAATATACCTCCTGTCTAGTTTTCGTGTTTCCATTACTATCTTTATATGTCACAGTTCTTGTATGTCTTGTATATCTTTCTGTATTCTTTTTAAGATACATCCACTGACCATCAACCTCTTCATATTCTACCGTATCAACTGTATCTAACTCTCCATAAACGAAAGCATTACCAACATTAGTTCTCATTCCATATTCAAATATTTCTTGGTCTTCCATTTTTAAAGCCTTGTTATATTCAGCCATTTTATCATCATGTCTACGATTGATGCCGTTTCCAATAACTATGCCCAGTGTCAACATGATTGCAATAATCGCAATACTAATGATTATTTCTCTCTTTGTAATATCCATAGTCTTATTCTCCAAACAAGTTTCGTGGAGCATCTGGTGAAACATCATATTGGAGCATCTGATAATCTTGTTTCTCATAACCAGTTATACTTAAAAATAGTCTGGCTGGAAAACTTCTAGTGTAACGATTATACTCCTTCACTTGCTTATTGTAATTGGAACGATATTCAGCAATCATATTTTCTGTGACACTGAGTTCGTTCATTAATTCTTTATAGTTCTCGTTTGATTTCAACTCTGGATATGCTTCTGCTACTGCACTAATTGCTACAGTTACATCGCTAATATCATCACCAGACCCTCGTTTATCAATTACTTTTTCAAGCGTTTCTCCCTCATGTTTATCGTATGCTTTTACACTATCGACTAAATTGTAAAGTAAATCTTCTCTTCGCTTTTCTTGAACATTAATATCTGACTTTCCAGCAGCAACCTGTTCTTCAATGTCAATTGCTCTGTTTTGTGACCCTTGTACGCTAAATACTGCTAACAGGATTAACGCCAATCCCACTCCAATTCCAATTAATACCAACTTAATGTCTACTTTCTTACTCATATTCTTTTCCTCTTTTCTTTTTTTTATTTTCATTAAAAAACGACTGTCTCGAAGACAATCGCAGTTACCAAATTTCACTGTAAAACTATGATTTGGTATGGTTTTTGTAAAAATAACGTTTCTCTTTAAAATTAGTACACTTTAAATATTTGAGTTTAAAATTAACAATAGCACCGCAATAATCAAGTGTTATCTTTTCTTCTGTGATATTAGTCACAATACACGCATAATCACACAATCCCTCGGTATCTTCAATTCTTATTTTTATTACACTACCAACCTTGGGTATCTTATTATTGTTTATCATTGAAATCCTCCACGAAATATTTGTTCTGTTACTACTCTCCTACATATTTCCAATTTCTCATAATGGCTGCCACACTTTCATATGGACAACTCGCTATAGTCCTTTCTCCAATTTTACCAGTTAATATAATTACCTTTTCTGCACAAGAGCGTCCAAAAGACTCTTTCACCTCGTATATGTTTCCACGCTTAAAACCACAAGACGTTTTACCTATAAATTTCATTCTCATGCATTCACCCTCTTAATCCACGCTTCATTCATTTCCATCTGGAACTCTTGAATTTCTTTAACTCTTGGTTTCTTAGGCAAATTAGTGTGTTCGCAAGCATAATTAAACTTCTTCTCATGCTCGTCAACCAATTCAAAAAATTCATCTCTAAATTTACCATCTTCATATTGAAAGTCACCATTGCGAATTTTCATGAGCAATTCTAAATCATTTTCTCTATATGTGATAATTTGTTCTTTTTCAAGAATATCAATTCCCATTAGATATAAACGAATAAGATGCATTGCGTGTTTGCCAACTTTATCTTCGGTCTTTTTAGTATTTCGTTTGCCTAGTTTTTCATACCCTCGGACTACAGAAGTCATCTCGCCAATAATTGACCTAAAATTACGTAATGGGTAGTGTTGTAAATTAACTTCTAAGAATACTTCTTCGTCTAAATCTTCCGTTTCAGCTTTATCTACATACATATTAAATCCATCTTCACCATAGTCTCTATCTCTCTCTTTAATCGCCCACATCGAATGTTTGATACTTCCTAATATGTGCTGCTCTTTTTCTCCCTGAGAATATTCATGTCTAGCTAAAAAGTTTTGTAATCTTCTAAGCTGTGAATTTGCATAACCACCAAACGAATGAACAGCTCTTTGAGATAAAAAGATATTTTTGTTTTCTAAGAGCTGTTTTCCTAAATCATTCAGTTGGACATACTGCTCATCTTTCAACCCTAGTAGCTCAATTGTGTTTGGATTACAATTTGTAATTAACTGAACAAGTTTATTGAATGAATAAATTGTTGTATCAGTTTCATTATTAACCACTTGTTCAAAATTGTTAGTTGTCAGCAATTCCTTCTTAGAATTCATAGCGACACCCCTAACATCAATATCGCTTCTTTCTATATTAGTACCATAAGCATGACTACCACCAACGCCAAGTAAAATAACACT